CACAGACCGCAGCAGCACAGACCTCTGCTTCCACTGCAGCAACTACTCCTAGCGAGGAGTACCGACAAGCACAAGAGGCGTTCCGCTATGCGACTCCTGAGCAGGTGCGTCGTGTGTATGTGGCAAGGAGCGGTCTAGGGCAGCCGGGAAGGGCGCCAGCACCCACTGGTCCGATCACCCCACAGGAGCAGAGATTCCAGCAGACGCTGTCCGATCCGTACCAGCAGACTCTCGACCAGTACCTACGTGGTGACACCGCGCCCGTCGAGGACAGGCTCATCAAGGCGATGGAGAACCTACAGTACAAGGACGCCGCCAACGACGACGACGTCCGCAAGCACCTACCATCCACGAGGCTCAGCGTCAGCAGCGAGGACGACCTCTCCTTCATGGCCGAGAGGATGAGCATCACGAAGCACGACGTCCGTGCCATCATCTTCTCCAAGGGGGATTGGCACCGCGTCGCCAAGACGTTCAACATGAGCCCAGTCATCGTCAAGGCCGTCAAGGTCGCGTTCGGGGGTGGTGCCGATGAGTAGGGTTCTCGTCCGCAAGCAGTTGGACCCGAAGCAGGCAGCCACCAACTTGGCTACTGTCGCTGATACCAGCAACTCAGGCACACTCACACAACTCGGCCTCCTCAACCTCCTTAGTGAACAAGAGCCACTCGCTTCTGCTGCCGCAGAGAAACTCGGATACGGCATGGACTCAGATGAGTACAGGAGATTGAAAACGGGGGAGAACATAGGAGGCGCCCTCGCTGGTGCATACGGTGGTTTCAGGGCACTGGACACACTCGCCTCCGGTAGGTCGCCGACCAGTGCGATAGGTGCTGGTTTTGGTGCGTACGGCAACGTGCTTCCCCATGCTCGGAGGATCGGTGTCCGTGCTGCCAGCAGGGGCATGAAACCAGCAGAGCCAACACCTCAGGTCACAGTCGCACAACCACAGCCATTCAGGCAGCCGACACCACAGGAGGCTAGGGTCAATAGGATAGACCCGAACCAGAACATCTTCACATACCCATACACAGGCAGCCAACTACCTAGGAACATGCCAGAGATGGCGGGTCCCACACCCGAGGATAAAGCCGAGGGTTTCTCTGCTGGTCAAGAGGCGGTCTTGTCCCGGCAGGGCAACCAATCAGGCAATGTCGCAGTCGTTCAAACAAACTCCAAGGGCAAGGGGATGACCGAGGAGCAAATGAGGATGCTAATGGACAACTCACTGGACAGATTCATGGACACTGAGGCCAAGCAATCGGGTGCAGTGCAGGGTGCGTGATATGAGCAGTGAGGGCGTCAAGCAGTTCGTCGTCGAGATGGACAGGGAGATGTCCAAGAAGTCGTTCAAGTACTTCTTCACCGAGATACTGGGGTTCCACTACAGCCACCACCACGAGATGTGGGAGAAGGGGCTCAACGGTCACAGGTACTACTGCGTGAAGGCTTCCCGTGACCACGGTAAGTCCACCCTGTTCATGTCGTACGCACTGTGGCTGGCGGCGTTCAACCCCGGAACGCACATCATGATCTTCTCGCACTCGCTCGAGCAGACCCTCGAGCACATGCGCTTCATCCGCAACAACATAGAGAACGCGGACTGTCTGAGGGACCTCAAGCCGGAGGGCAAGCCTTGGGCCAAGTCGTACTTCGAGTTCACCAACGGCAGCCGTATGATGGCGAAGTCGGTCGGTGGTGCGACTCGTGGGTTCCACCCAGACGTGGTCGTGTGCGACGACATCCTCTGGGGCACCACTGGGACGGAACTGCAACGCGCAGCCGACTGGTTCTACGGCGTCCTTCTACCTGTCCTGCACCACTCGAGCCGACTGATGATGGTCGGCACCCCGTTCTCGTACAACGACCTGTACGCTGAGTTGGAGCAGAAGGAGACGTTCAAGGTCGAGACCTACCCGGCCATCAACAGCGAGGGGATCGCCCTGTGGCCAGAGCGGTGGGACCTCGATGCCCTCGAGCAGAGGCGCATGTCCATGCCAGCCATACAGTTCTCGCGTGAGTACCTGTGCGAGCCGATCCACGACGTCGCGAGCATGTTCCCGATGGACATACTGGAGGCCGCACGTGACGAGGAACTCGTCCTCATCGACAGGGCGGAGACGTTCTACAACGACCAAGGCGAGGCGGATGGCGTGTGGGGGCAGCACTTCATCGGCTGGGACCCAGCGATCTCGTCCGACAAGAACGCCGACTACACGGCCATGACGATCATGAGGTACCTAGGTGACGACGACATCAAGCAGATCGTACACGTCGTTCACGAGAAGGGCCTCGGTAGCCATGCGCAGAGGAACCTGATGCTGTTGCTTAATAACAGGTTCAAGCCGGAGTTGATCGAACTCGAGGGCAACAACTTCCAGCGGATGTTCGAGGCGGAGTTGCAGGACATGAAGGCCGACATACCGATCCGCACGTTCATGACCACGCGCACGAAGAAGGAGACCCTGTTCATGTCGCTCCTCATGGCGTTCGAGCAGGGCAAGATCAGACTCCCATACGGTGATGAGAGGAGCAAGCAGTACACCCACAGGGTCGAGGAGGAACTGAACCGGTTCGGCATGCAGAAGAACGGCAGGCTCGAGAGCGTCGGCGTCAACGACGACTTGGCGATGAGCCTCGCCCTTGCCAACTGGGGGACGAAGGAGTTCAAGGGCAGCGTCATGCTCCTTGACGACATCCTACCCGGATTCGACGATTGGATGGGAGGCAAGGACCATCGAAAGTCAAATTACGGGAGCCCTTGGATGATACCATAAGGTGATGCTATGCAATGGGAGTTCTGTGACTGCTGCACACCCATGCAACAGGCCTCGTTCGCATTGCTGGACGGACACTTCGAGAAGGCCAAGAAGAAGTCCAAGCCCTTCCACGGCTACAACCCGAAGAGGCACCACAGGAAGGGTGGCCTCAATGCGGCTGGCCGTGCCAAGTTCAAGAGGGAGACTGGCGCGAACCTGAAGCCCCCAGTGACGACCAAGCCATCCAAACTCAAGCCCGGAAGCAAGAGGGCCAAGAGGCGGAAGTCGTTCTGCGCTCGCATGGGTGGTATGAAAGGACCAACCAGCAAGGACGGCAAACTCACACCGAAGGGCGCTGCGCTCAAGAGGTGGAACTGCTGATGGCACTGAAGAAGGACAAGTGCTGTTGCGGCGCCACGAAGTCCAATCCGTGCAAGTGCATGGAGATAGGGGGGCAGTGCTCTCCCAAGGCACCCAAGTGCCCGTGCTACAAACTACTCCATGCGCAGCAGAGCGTCAAGAAGATGGTAGGTGTCATCTGATGGTCGACTCATGCACCTGTGGTCATTGCATCGGCATGGGCACTGCTTGGGACATGTTGGAGAAGAAACTATGTCCCGAGGGCAAGGCAGCGGCAAAGAGGAAGTTCAAGGTCTACCCGTCAGCGTACGCCAATGGTTGGGCCGTTCAGTACTGCAGGGGAAAGTTCAGGGGGAAGAAGAAGAAATGAGCAACACCACATACGTCGAGGAATGGAATGAGAACAAGACGAAATGGGGCTAGATGAATGAGTCGATGCACCTGTCATGACACCCTCGTCGTCAAGGACCTGAACAGGTGGTTCAAGGAGAAGTGGGTCGACGTATCGAGGAAGGACCCAAAGACGGGCAAGCACCCACCGTGTGGCAGGGACAAGGCCAAGACGTCCAGCAAGGGGTACCCGAAGTGCAGGCCATCGGTCAAGGTGAGCAGCAAGACCCCGAAGACATCAGGCTCCATGAGCACAGGGCAGAAGAGGGCAGCCACCAAGAGGAAGCGGGCCAAGAGGCAAGGCGTGGGTGGCAAGCCAACCATCGTCAAGATTCTCAAGAGCACAGGAGCAGTTAAGTAAAGGTCAACCGAGGGGTCAAGTATGTGGGGTAGCGCTTTTCTCACTGACTCCTTCGAGATCATCAAGTCGGAGCCAGAGGCGCCTCCAGCGCCAATCAGGAAGAACATGTTCTCGATAACGGGGGAGGGGTGGTTCGAGACCCACTTGGGCTGCACCGCCGCTGACTTCGTCGACAAGTTGCGCAAGATGAGGAGGCACAACAAGGACTCCAAGTCCGAGATAGACACGATCATCGAGGACGTCAGGACGCTCAAGGCCCTCGAGGTCAAGGCCACGCTCGACCACATACCATGGGCTGACGACAGGCATGACACGATACGCAACCTCGGTCTCTCCGACAGGGACCTCAAGAGTCTGAGACGGTTCTCGGACAGCAGGCAGGTCGGGCTCATACAGGCATGCAACATGTGGGAGGGCGCTGATGCCGCGCTCAAGTCGCTCGATGACTTCGAGGACGTGTGGGGCGAGGAGGAGCAGATGGCATGGGCGAGGGCCATGCAGAGCAAGACAGAGGCACGGAAGATGTGGAGGTCAACCCTCCATCAGGCAGACAGCCTGAGCAGCAAGGACAGGGAGACGATCACCAAGTCGGCGGAGATACTCGCCATCGAGGGACCACTCACGTCACGCTCGCTCCATGAGAGGCTCATGCAACAAGGCGCCGTCCACAAGAGCATGACCCCCTCCAAGTTGTCGAAACTCCTCAAGATGTACGGGGACGACGAGGACATCACATCCGGTGCGTCGAGGGGGACGTTCGTCAAGATGCAGGGCAACGGGCTCATACTCAAGGACCCCATGGCGTACGCCGCTGGCTTCCTAGACGCGGACGGCTACATCACCATCACTGGCAGGGGCGAGGCACGTGCTGGCTTCGTCGCCACCGGTGACAGGGGCAAGGCACACTGCGAGCAGTTGCACAAGACGCTCGACTGCGGTGTCCTGCAACTCGATCAGAAGGTGCACAAGAACAGCACGAGGAGCCAACACAGGCTCCAGTTCTACTCCAAGGCCGATGTCGAGAAACTGCTGAAGGGCATACTACCGCACCTGAAGATGAAGGACACTCAAGCGAAGGCCGTACTGCAATACATCCATGAGGAGGACCCACTTCGCAAGGAACAGTTGATGCGCGTCGTGCGCTTCTCGAATTGGAAGGATGATACTAAGAAGGCAGAGGACCTGCTAAGCGAGTGGGAGTGCACGGTGGATGATATCACGAAATGGTCGGAGGGACTCTGATGGCAGATGACGAGAGCAGAGTGAGCCGATTCCTATCCGCCTTGGGCAGCCCCTTCCGAAGGAGGACCACGCCCCAACCGCAGATGCCCCTCTACACGACGGGCATACAAGAGCCAGTGCTCGCACAGGGCATCACCATACCAGCCCTGTACGCCGTCTCGCGTGAGAACCTCATACTCAGGACGGTCCTCGCCAAACTCAATCAGGAGATATTCAGGAGGGGGTACTACTGGGAGAAGAAGTTCGAGTTGAAGTGCACCGACTGTGGTGAGGAGTACAACCACGAGATCGAGGTGTGCAAGATGTGTGACGGTCCACTGAGGACCTGTGACGCGGACGAGATCATCTACCCGAAGTGGCTCCTCAATCAGGAGAACTCGATGGAGCAATCCTTCATGCACGTGCTACAGGAGATAGAGCACGACCTCAATGTGGTCGATGACGCGTTCCTCATCCTCGTCAAGGAGTACTTCGTTGACGAGAGTACCTCCGAGATCATGTTCTACAGGGTCAAGGAGATCATCAGGGGCGATCCCATCTTCATGAGGATAGTATCCGACAAGCGTGGTGTGCGTGGTGGTAGGTACAAGGTGTGCCCCATCCACCGCGACCAAGTCTCTTACCCCGGTCAGGACGACCCGTGTCAGGTGTGTGGCTCCAAGATGGAGGACGCCCACTACGTCAACATGGCTGGGAGCGGCAAGACCCAGTACTACCTGAAGGGCGAGGTCATACACGTCAGCAAGTACAACCCGTCCAAGTTGTACGGCAAGAGCCCGGTCAACACCATGTGGCGCCAAGCGATGACGCTCACCGCCATGGACAACTACATGTACACAGCATACCAGAAAAGGAGGGTACCGAAGGGCATCATCTCCGTCACCACCGACAACCTAGAGTCGATGAAGTCGTTCTGGAAGGCCGTCGACGAGAAGATGGAGCGTGACCCCCACTACGTCCCGAAGGTCGGAATAGAGTCCGCCACGGGCAGGGGCGGCGTCAACTGGGTCAAGTTCATGGACACGATGGAGGAGATGCAGTACATCTCCGTGCGTGATGAGATACGGAACAGAATAGCAGCGTACTACGGTGTGAGCGCCGTCTTCATGATCGACAACGGAAAGAGCGGTGGACTCAACAACGAGGGGATGCAGATCCTCGTCACCAACAGGGCGGTGGAGTTCGGTCAGAAGGTGTACACAGAGGTCCTGTTCCCACGCATGCTGAGGGAGATGGACGTCCACGACTGGAAACTCACGCTCTACCCGAACGAGGAGGAGGACGAGATCACCAGACTACGAAGGGACGAGATGGAGGCCAACCTCGCACAGCGCATGATGATGCTCGGCTACAAGCCAGAACTCCTACAAGAGGGGCAACGTGACATCCGATTCGTTTATCGGAAGCAAGCACCAGAGATGGAAGGGGCTCCTCCCGGCATGCCTCCAGCCGGAGGGGCTCCACCGATGATGCCACCGATGGCAGGTATGGCTGGTGCTCCACCGATAATGGGCGGCATGCCACCAAGGGGAATGCCCCCCGGCATCATGCAACAGGTCATGCCACCGTCACAACCCGGAGGTGAGGGTGTCGGCATCAGGACGCCAAGGGGGCCAGCACGTCCCGAACAGAGGGCATCAATGGGTGCGGGAGCACCATTCTCGAGCGTCCAACAGAGGGGTCCAGCCAACACTCTAGGGCAGAACGTCTCCAACGCTCTACAGAACGCCAGAAGGCCTCGTGGTGCATAAGTGTAATTAAGGCAGCATGCCTACGGACGGGCGAGCACGATGGATTTAACGAAGATGGACCCAATGGCTCGAAAGATGAATGTCCACGCAGCAGCCCTTTCTGAGGCCCTTGAGACGGGTGACGCCGAACTCGCCAAGTCTCACATCAACGAGATCCTCAAAGTCGGCGACTTCATGCTCGAGGACCTAGACTTCTCGATAGCCAAGTCGCAGGACGCAGAGATAAGCCCGATCAACAACTTCGCCAATGGCGTACCAGTGATCAAGTACAACGAGAGGGGCACGAACTTCAACACCGACCACAGGGACAGGCAACTCCCCGGTACGATCATCTCATCGAGGAGCAACTCGAGGATGAGGCCGCACACAGGTACTTTCGGTGGGTACAGACCACAGTAGGTGCTTCAATGGCTGAGGAGCAGGATGTCACTGAGCGTCTCATGAACGCACTCATCTCCAAGATGGAGTCCATGGACAGCGACATCAGGTCAGTCAGGGCGGAGAACGACCAACTCAGGAAGATGATGGCGAACCCAGCCACGCTCCTGAAGAGGGCAGGGTACGTCAGGACCAACACGCCCCTCTCCGAGGACATGCTGGACGACCCGTTCAGGATGGACGACTCGGTCATCAAGTCAGAGGCAGCGGCCAGCAACCAACTCGACTCATACACCAACGAGCAGGTGCATGAGATGTCATGGGAGGAGATCCACGAGATGGCCTCTCAGCACAGGGAAGTAAGGGAGTTGTACTAACATGGTGAACCCAAGATTCAGCCCAGCAAGCAACGAAGCAATAGAACTGCTAGAGAAAGCCAACAGCCTCGTCCAAAGGGCAGAGCAGTTGGAGAAGGCGGAGAAGTGCCCCAAGTGCGGTGGTGCGATAGAGAAAGGACAGTGCATGAAGACTGGTTGTACAGGCATGATGAAGTACGGCACTGTGGAGAAGGCAGAGGAGTGCAAGGAGTGTGGAAAGGTAGGTGACAAGTGCACCTGCGTCAAGAAGGGCCCCCACCACAAGGCCCAGTCATTCGACACGAAGCCCGGAAACGTGCAGTTCATGGCAGAGTCGGGTGGACAGACCTACAACGCCTACTACACGACGAACCAATCGCTCCTCGACTCAGAGGACGTCGCAAACAAGGGCGCTAGAAGTGAGAACTACAGCCTAGAGACACTTGCACCAATCACGAACACCCATGACAGGGCAGTGGAGACCCACGAGATCACATCAGGTGGGGAGACACCCATCCAGAAGGCTAGGATGGCACCCTGCGCCACCTGTGGCGCCAACCCCATGCAGGGTGACAGGGTATGCGGTCTAGGCAACCACCCCATCGAGGGGTGCAATGATTACAGACCGATGCAATAGGTGGTAGCGTGTGTATGAGGACGCTGCTGACATTTTCATAAGGGCACGTGACGCCCTCATAGAGTCAGTGGACAAGGACGTGGACATCGACTCCTCAGTGCAGGAGTACATGCTCGCCAAGGCCAACTTGGTGGCTCACGGATTCGACTACGAGCCCACGTGGCGTGAGATGCTGTGTGACAACCTCATCAAGAACGAGAAGAGGGAGGGCTTCGTCCCAAGCCCCACCTACAAGAAGCGCATGAGGGAGGAGAGGAGGGAGCGTCACAAGGGTCACCTCCCGCGCACGAACCACTTCGCTGGCCGCATAATGAGGAACGACCCATCTCTGTCACATGGCATCCCAGTTAGCGCAATAGCAGATCCGACTCGACATCACAGCAGGGCTGACGAGCACATCCTGTCAGGCGTCCACGACCCACTCGAGAAGAGGTCCATGACGTCTGGGCGTCAGAGGAAGATAGAGTTCCTAGCAAGGAGGTTCCTACCGGACGAGGAGGGCAACTCCCGAGCCAAGGACGTCAAGAGGGCAGAGAGGCTGATCGAGGATTGGATGAAGGGGACGGGCAACCCCCACGTCACTGAGAATACAGAGGGCACCTACTCATACCCGCTCCTCGGTCCACTCGGTGACTCCGTCGACCAGTCCATACTCAGCCACGAGGATGACATCTACGAGAGGGACTTCAGGAGATGGAGCCGGGACAACGCAGCGGGTCAGGACAACAGGGAGATCAGGCTGCAGCACTTCGATGACAGGGCAAAGGCGTGGATGGACAGATCGGGACCTGAGTTCGACGAGTCAGGTGAGTTGTCCGAGGACGACAAGACGATCCTCGCATACCTCTCAGAAAGCCCGGAGGCAGAGGCCATACGAGAGAGAGTGGGATCGTCCTCGATCACCAAGCACCCCTCCTACCTCAATCAGTTGTCGTTCATGCTCGGCCTCCAGTGGCTCTCACCAGAGGAGCGTTCCAAGGTCATGGACCATCTGAGTGAGCACGGTAGCGACTCCAAGGAGCAGCATGTGAAGTTCGACGACGGCACACGCCTCCCCATGGGACGCCTGAAGAGGAACATGAGGATGGCATCGGAGAACGCTCTCAGCCACGTCAGGAGGGGACCGAAGGCAGGTCCGCACAACGTCGCACCAGTGTGGTCGCAGAACTACGAGATTGGACCCGGCGTCGACGATAGGGCACTCTACTCCGTCCTCGAGCATGCGTACCTAGTCGATGATAAGGTCACTTTTGATAGGATAGAGGCGGAGAAAGCAGAGATGGCTGAGAAGGACAAACACTGCATGGATAAATTCGGCAGGAAATACTACGAGTGCACAGTAGAGCAGCAGAGACAAACCGACAGGGAAGTCGAGGGTCACGGCAAACTCATGGACAAGGCCATCGTCAATCTACACGAGGCCTTTGGTATCAAAACCGATGACGGTGACTACGTGGAGCGATTCATGCACCTACCCGACATATCACCGTCCCAACTGGCTGGCATCGAGGGTGACATGGTGGACGAGATGGAGACACTCACCGCCAGCAAGAAGAAGGGGAACGTGGTGAACAGGGACAACCTCCTACACGTGCTCGGCTTCGACAGCAAGGGGAACGAGATACCAACCGGGGAGCATGGCTACCCGAGCCACTCAGGCCCACTGATAGACAATGCCCACTTGAAGGAACTACTCAGGAAGGAGAAGGAGTTCAAACTCCTACCCAGCAGACGCAGGGAGATACAGGACGTCCTCTCCCTGTTCGGGACCAACGTCCCGTTCAAGGACCTCGAGACCGTACCACTGGAGGTGCAGGAGGCCATATCCATACTCGGTGACAAGCACTTCGCGGGTGACTTCGCAAGCATGTACCACGAGGGTGGTCACGCGATAGACCAGCACATCCTCACTGAGAAACTCCACGACCATCACTCGGAGAGGGACGACAGCATCATCTCGAGCGTGAACAGGGACAAGGAGGACATCATCCCGAATCCGATAAACATGGGCCTCTTCGGCCACCTGATGCGACCCTCCGCTGAAGCGGCCCTCGGCCCTCACGCAATGCAGCACCACTCCAACTTCCTAGGAACGGCGATGCTCAACCACGCCCTGTCCTCCGTCACCTTCCCCTCCGTCGCTAGGCTCCTGCACGGTATGAAGCAGTCCGAGGTTGGATCGAAGTACGGCAAGAAGCAGTCGATCGACCAACTCAACAACCTTCTCATTGACACAGTGAAAGAGGGTAGGAAGAAGAACATACCATATGGGAAGGAACTCATGATGAGAGCGAAGGACGTCACCGACTACGATAGGGAGATGGGACGTGAGGTAGGTGACATATTCGCTGGTGGTGGATCGGTCAGGAGACTCGACGCCAATAACTGGGTTCACACATCAGGGGAACAGAGGAGGAACAAGATCGAGCACATGAGGCTGGCCTCACTGCTCGGAGGTCTCCATACCAGATTCCCAACATCGAACTCAGGCATCGACTTCAACGAGGACAACATCAGGCAACTCGAGCAGGCGTTCTCGACCACCGATGAGACAGGTGGGAGGAAAAAGGCAGCGAGACAAATAGATCAGATGAACCTGAAGCACCAGTACGAACTCAAGTCGATAGTGGACGCCGCACGTCACCTCGCCACACTCCTACCACCGGAGGCCCTCGATCCCGACAACCCGGCGTTCGACGCCAACATCAGGAGACTCTTCCACGACGCCAACAAGTCACTGCACGTCCTACCATCTGAATACTGGGAGGGCGTTGGTGTCAGGCCGATGACCGCTGACTACATGATATCTCAGCAGATGCAGAAGGCCGAGCCCATCTACAGCCGACTCAGGGAGCGCCTCACCCAAGGTGGTGGCATACCAGTCACCTCTCGCTCCGACCCAAGCGAGTTGGCAGAGCAACTCGGGTTCCCCTTGGATGACGCCCACATCCAGCACGTGCGCTCCTACATCGAGAGCATACCAGATGGTAGAATCCAGTTCATTCAGTCGAATCACAACCTGATAAAGGAGCACGGTGACCTCATGGGCCTCGACTCTGGAGCCTATGACGACCACCTCGACGAGCACATCAAGCAGCAGTACGGGTACGGTGTAGGTAGCGCTGACTCACCACTCGTGGCCGAGCAGCGGAACCTCAAGACCATGAGGAGTAGAATGGAGAAGGACGTACGCGAGTGGGACCTAATGTCTGGTAAGAGGCTACTAGAGGTACGGGCGAGACTGGAGGAACTAGAGCCGCTCATCGAGCAGGAGAGCAGGATACGCTCCTTCGACGCCCTCCACAGCAGGGCACTGAGGTACCTCGAGGACAACAACGTCGACAGGGCTACCTCCACCATATCGAGGCTCGCAGAGAGGATGGGGGTGGACGTGGACACCAGCAACCCCAGACAGGCACTTGACAGCATCAGCGACATGATATCCGAGCAGAGGGGGAGTCTGGGATACGGTAGGCAACTCCACGGTCACAGCAAGGCCATCCAATCCGTCTTCAACAAGGACAGGAGGGAGCAGCACGAGGCCTTCGGGGTACGCCGTGTCCAAGCACCACTCGAGACCGAGAAGACGGACGAGGGGGTCGTGACCACCACCCCATTCGCAAGGATGGGGGAGAAGGAGAGGTACGGCAAGGGGATCATGGGCGACACGACCAGAGGTCAGGCACGTGAGGGCAAGAGCGCCACCCACAGGCACAACCAGACGCTCCACAACCTACGTGACTTGGTCGTCTACGACCCCGAGAGCGACACAGGCGCCAACGAGGACAGCACGTTCGCCACCGAGCGCCTCGAGTTCGGCGCACAGCCCATCACGAACTTCGACTCGGACGGGGCCAATGCCATGCACTACTTCACCAGTGCGAGCGCAATGAGGCAGCATGGGTACAGGGTCAGGCCCACACATGGCTTCGAGTTCAACGACGGGTCTCCCCAGATCGGCACCCAGTCCTTCGAGCAGGCGCTGGTGTCAGTGCCCAACGACATGATCAGCGCTGCCCTCGGGCCAGACGTCGCCCAGAGGTACCTCTTTAACGGCATGAACACCGACGTCTACGGAATGACCGAGTTCGAGCCCCCAGCCAACAGGGGAGACGCCATGGGGGTGCCCCTGTCCCAGACACCCATGATCGGCAAGTCGATTCAGGACGCTGGCCTCTACGCCACGTTCATGCTCAACCCCGACCTCATCGTCAAGGCAGATGCCGCACCCGAGTGGGTGCCGCCCATCAGGCCCATGCACAGGATATTCAGGATGAGGGACTTGGAGGAGTTGAGGGGCTTCACCGGTAGTTGGGTCGTGTCGAAGTGGTACGATGGCGACAGGATAGTCCTGACCAAGAAGAAAGGGAGGGTCAAGGCATTCGACGAGGACGGGGGACAGAGGGCCATCCCAGACTGGGCCAAGAAGGGGGTCAAGAATCTAGGTGAGAAGGACTGCACACTCGACGGCATCCTCGGCAAGGACACGCTCCACATCATGGACATCATGCACTACGATGGCACCGACATCATGGACATGAACGTCAGGGAGCGCTTCAAGGTCCTGAGAGGTCAGTACGACAGTCACGAGCAAGTCATCATCGTAGGACCACACGACACGAGGTTCACGGACGAGGAGGGTCTCAAGGACGCCGTCGAGACGCTGCAGGCGGAGCACAGAACGCTCCTGCTCAGGGACGGCAAGAGCACGTACATGCGCGGTGAGCGGAGGCATCCCAAGTGGGTGGTGCTGAGGCCGAACAGGGACATCAACCTCATCGTCCTCGATCGCAGGGGCAACGGCCCCTACACATACAGGCTCGGTGCAGGTCCACTGATAGACGGTGAGGGACTAGGTGACAGAGCGGTCGACCATGACGGCAACGTCTACCTCGATGCTGGTACTGTATCCAGCCCGAAGCCGTTCGAGGAGGGTGACATCGTCAAGGTCAGGTTCTCCGGCATCAAGAGGCAGAGGAAGGGAGGGCGTGACATCTTCACGATCAGCCCATCCAAGTTGGTCGGCGAGGGACAGGGCGAGTCCAGCGTCTCGATGGAGACCCTCTCCATACTGGCCAAGGCATACTCGCCCGTGCACCTACCACATGGCATCGACATCAAGGACGACACCCTACTCGTCACGCTGCCCAACGAGAGCATCGTCACGTACACGCTCGAGAAGAGCAGCCTAGGACACTGGGTGCACTCACCGACCACGCCACTGTCGGACATGGGCATGGATACTTACAGCATAGAACTATCCGAGAGCCTCAAGCCATTCTGGGGAGAGGTCGCCAGCATGATGCTGAAGGGGAAGATAGAGAGGCAGAAGGACGCCGAGAGCGAGGTCGCGCCCACGGAGGAGCAGCAGGAGCACCGCAGGAAGGTCATCGAAGAGGAGAGCGCTGGCATCCTGAAGCCAGAGGACAAGAACATCCTCCTCAAGCCCAAGATGAAGAAGGCGCTGGAGGTGCTCGAGCGGGCACTCGACGTCCTCGAGAAGGAGCAGATGTTCAACACCACTGGTGGCAAGGGGCTGGGCATCGATATGGGCAGTGGGATACAGAGCCCAAGGGGGCCAACGAGCCTCACCTCAGAGATGTCGTTGCCCGACTGGGACATGAAGGAGAGACCAGAGGAGGACCCCGAGGATGAGTATCCCAAGGCAAAGGCCCTCAGAAACAGGAAGAAGCGCTCGCAGTCAAGCGATTCCAAGGAGGAGATTAATCCAAAGCAGGAATAATCCATTGCCGCTTCATATATGTAGTATGACTGAACCAACTATGATACTGTGTTGTCACAACCACTACGTGCAACAGGAGAGTCAAACCTCCGATTGCTCAAGGGTGGTGACCTCGTCGTCGCTGGGTATGCCAGCGTCGAAGTGGTAGACAAGCAAGGCGACAAGATAACCAAGCAGGCACTCAAAGACGCATTCAAGAAATACATGGAGGACCCGAAGTTCAGGAACGTGCAACTAGCGCACTCAAACATACAAGTCGGGGAAGTAATACCATCATACACTGATAACGAAGGGAGGTTCTGGAAAAGCGAAGTTGACGATGTCGGCATGTTCGTGGTAGTATCACTACGAGACGACATCGAGAAAGCAAAGGAAGTCGCTGCTGAAATCCGCAAAGGGGCACTCAGGGGATTCAGCATTGGTGGTCAGGCATTCAAGAGAGTGAGGAAGTCGGACCCCGAGCATGGAGACTACCAAGAAATCAGCAAGTTGGAACTGCATGAAATTACAATCTGCGAGCGAGGCATCAACCCAGAGGCGACGTTCAAGATCCTAAAGGAAGACAAAGAAAAAGAACAGGTGAAAAAAATGACAGAAGAAAATGACGTAATGACGCAAATGACTGACGTCCTTTCGCGTCTGGAAGGTCGGCTTGATGCCTTTGAGAAGGGGATGCCTCCTCAACTCAAAGAAGCCATGAAAGACGACAAGAAAGACATGAAGGACGAGAAAGACATGGACAAAGATGATGAGAAGAAATCCGAGGACGTAGAAAAGTCCGAGGAGTACTCCGACGTCATCTCGTCCGAGTACTTGGACTGGATGGAGAACACCCTGAAATCCGCTGGTGTGGATGTAGAGGGTGCTCGAACCCACTTCGATGACGTGGCAAAGGCCAACCTAGGCTCAGACCCCAAGGCCATCGGAGACGGTGGCTCCTACTTCGCTGGACAAGCACCCGGCAGGGAGCAGGAAGACGGCAAGCCAGAGGTCCCCAAGGCCGAGTTCGGCGCTGGTGGAAAGGGCAAATCGTCCAAAGTCGCGAAAGCCGACTACCTTAACCCAGAGAATGTTTCCGCAACTGACGTGGAAGCAGCCTACGAAGTCTACAAAGCAGCCATGCTCGAGGCAGAGTTGAAGAAATCCCTAGAGGGAGAGTTCGCTGCTCGCTACGAGCAAGAGAGATCCGCAGAGATCGCCAAGGCCGCTGCCCTCGAGTTCGACGCACGAGGACCTCTCGATGAGATCCAGAAGTCGATCGCCTCCCTAGCGGAGAGAGTCGAGGCACTCAGCACCCCAGCAGAGGCTGGCGAGACGATCGCCAAGTCCGAGTCCGTACCATCCGTAGATGTCCCCTCCACCGCTGACCTAGCGTCAATGTCGTGGGACGAGGTTCACAACCTAGCAAACAAGGCCTTCAGGAGGGCCTAAGTAAAACACAGAGGTGATTATGAATGGCAAGAGACTACGTACGAACAATAACTGACATGGAGCGGTACTACTACGGTGCCGGGAACGCAATGGGCTACTCCTACTCCGGTAGCGAGTTGCTCAAGGCCGACAGCCCAATGCTGTCCACGACTGCTGGTACATACCAAGCAATCTACGGGCGCAAGGTCTGGTCGCAGTTGAACCAAGAGTTCAACGCCTTCAGCATACTACCCAAGAGGCCTTGGGACAGATCAGGATGGAGAGTCATCACCGCCAAGCCAAACGGCGGTGCACTCCACGGCGGCGTTGCTGAGAACGCAACACTGCCTGACACTGTGAAGCCAACCTTCCAGCACGTCGCTGCAAAGCCAAAGACGATCGCACACACCTTCGACATGTCGGAGACCGCGATCTTCCTCGCTGACAAGGACGACGGCCTCGGAGACATCCGATCCGTCATGAAGGAAGAGATGGGCAAGCACCACGCTGAGATGGTCAACAAGATGCTCCTAACGGACGTCACGACCGTCGCTTCCAACAACTTCGAGTCGTTGGACAGAATCACGACTGGAAACAACCAGATGGCATCAGGTACCCACTACGACGCTGGGGACGAGGACATCTACTCCATCGACAGGAGCGCCAACACATGGTCCTTCGCAGAGGACAACGCCGATGCAAGTTCAAACAACAGGGCCCTCAGCCTTGACCAACTTGACACGCTGTTCCAGAACATCTGGGAGCGCGGTGGAAACCCGAAGGTCATCCTAACTGGATATGACACCTTGATGAGACTACAGCAACTGCTACAGTCCCAGCAGAGGTTCATGGAAGAGAAGAGGGTGACCCCCACCTACAACGGTGTGAAGGGTGTCCCCGGAATCGAGGCTGGTTTCATCGTGGCTACCTACAACGGTGTCCCGATCATCCCATCCAAGGACGTAGCGAAAGACGGTATCAGCAGGATGTACTTCCTCGACACTGACTACCTGTACTTCAGCACAGCAATACCAACTCAATACTACGAGAGTGGTATCGAGACTGGCGACCCGTTCGCCATCAACAGACTAGGTCAGGAAGGACTATACCGAACCATGGGTGAGGTATGGACCACTTTCTTCGGTGCACATGGTAGCGTGAGGGACCTGTCCTGAATTGGAGATAATAAGTAGGTAGGTGAAAAAAGATGGCAATAACATACACAACAAGCAGCAGCGCAGTATTTACCGAGAGTTTCTCTCTTGATCTATACGCAGGAACACCAGATGACGACACGTCATGGCTGGACGGCGGAGCAGCCGCGGGTTCATACCCCGGCTCCCTCGCTGGTTTCCAAGCCAAGAACTCGAACACAACGAACGCCACAGCAGGGGCCAAATTGGTTTGCGGTCAATTCACAACGGCACTAGCCAACGATGAGACCTTGACCCTATCAGGGGACGCAACCAAAGTCCTAGCAGTGATCGTTGGTGACAACAGCACCGCAGCAGCAGGTGTGACACTGAAGAACATCACTAACGGTGTTGCTCAGTTCACTGTCACGTCGACATCTGACGCATTAGTGACTTGCTGGATGATAGTGGCTTGAGGTGCTCTTAATGCCCTCAGTCCGCTACAATGGACCCTCGTTCTACAGGCGAAGCCCTGACGCTTACACGCCTGACTGGACAAGGGGAGAGGTCAGGGACGTCACACAGGAATGGGTGGATGAGTACCGCCGGTTCCTTGTGGCCCCCTACTTCACCCTCGAAGGCGACGAGGCTCCAACAGTAGATGTGGGGAACGACGGCATACCTGACGACTCGTGGCGACGCGCTGACATCAGTGCGTGGCTCGGGTCTCAGGGTGTCGAGTTCGCAGCATCATCATACAGAACGAAAACAAAATTGCTTCAACTCGTGGACCAGCATCTGAACCCACCGGCACCAGAGCCGGAGCCGGAAGTATTAGATGAGGAGCCAATAGTTGAGGAACAACAGGAAACAGGAGAGTGATTGAAACATGACAGTAGCATTTGACAGCAGACCGACAGTATTTGGAAATCTAATGGTAGTGACTGGCACGTTCGCCAATGGAGACTCGTCCGTGGACCTATCCCCGTTCCTAGCAGACATCGTCATGTTCCAAGTCATGGAAGAAGACTCGACCGCTAGGGCAGTGGCTGTATCGTACAGCGGTACGACAGCCTACTTCACAGAGTTAGGCACTGGCGGCGGAAGATTCATGGCAATCGGACACAGGAACTGATTGAACAGGTGATTGAGTGGCAGCAGGAGTGACGGTCCTAGGACCATACACACCAAGGCAGTTCTCAGCCACTTCTACCTTGAGTTCCACCATTACCGGTGAACTTCCAAGTGGTACGATAGTGTCCTGTGAGCCGATCAACGTTCTGGGCAACATCTATCTTGTAGTCTATCACTCCTCATGATGGGGTGAGACTGTGGGGTTCGAGTTGAGAACGCTTGACATCGATGACCTCTCGGTAGCACAGAAGCAGAATGTGAGATACGCAACAAGCATCGGGGAGGGGAATGTTCTCTCAGAGGACAAACCCCTCGCCGGTGTCACATCCGAGCAGCGCAAACGGAACAAGAACGTGGGCGACGTGCTCAACATAGGCGCTGGTACGCGCTGCAAGCACTGTGGGTTCCTGCACTTCATGTGGAGGGAGACATGTGGTGCATGCGAAAGACCAATGGAGTACAACCTAGCGACACGGAGTGAGGAGGCCAGACTGTAGATGCCACAAGTATTCAGTCCCGGTGAGCCAGAGACGAGACCGCTCGACCCAGACGCCCTTGTCTACACCACACCACAGAAGGTCGCTGACCTCCTTGAGATCGGCCCACAGGACGCTGTAGCGGTGAGCGCAGATTCAGAGAGCACTGGGGTTTTCGTGTCTGGGGCGAACTATCGCAGCATCGGGTTCGCTGTGGGAGACACGCTACTCATCTACAGCGATGCCGACCCGCTCGGTCTGGAGCGGACCATCACGGCCATCACATCGACGATCAATGGCGTCAGGCTCGGTTTCACGTCATCCATAACGGCGGCGGACTACCAGAGCGCTGACAACACCTACGTCCAGAACACGGCGTCCTTCACCAATGGTAGGACGAGGGGCGTCACGTATGACAAGGTCAAGCAACTCATCCTCCGTGCGCAGGACAGGATAGACAACATGACGCACAACTCATGGCGACCGAACCTCGTCGCTGCGGAGTACATCAACTTCGACACGTACAAGCCATACAGGCGACGATACTACACTGACTACGTCGGCACCACACCACTCCTCTTCCGCAACGTACAGCAGATGCTCCGCATCGAGTTGTGGCAGGGTGACGACTACAGGGAGATAGGGGCGTCCGAGGCTCGCATCAAGATCCCAGACGACCCACGATCCCTATCAGGCTCCATCGTCATGTCTCCCGGCAATGGGAGCGCCGCTACGCTGACGATAGGGACGTCAACCACACAATGGAGGGCAGACTTCGACAAGATAACCACTGCCCAGAACCTCGCTGACCTAATCAACAAGGAGGACAGGGTGAGCAAGGCAGCCGTCGACTTTTCACCAGCCTTCACCCTCGAGGGAAGTACTTCCAACGTAGCAGTACACAACGAGTTCCTAGCGACAGCGAACTCCGACTACGGCAGCGGTCAGGTCAAGATCACGAGCATGAGATCCACACAGGCTGGTGAGTCGTGCAGCATCGTGGTGACGGACAGCAACATCACCATAGAGCAAGTGGACACGAAGACCGCCACGTTCAGCAGCCTTGACAGCACGACGATCACCGTGGACAGCACAAGCGGCTTCTCTGACGCAGGTGTCGTCGTCGACGCCAGTGGTGACGTCTTCAGGTACACTGGAAAGACGGCCACTACCTTCACCGGCTGTGCGATCGTGGTTGGATCTGCGCTCTCTGACATAGCAGGGACACTCACACAGAACCTCATGCAGGTCGACCTACAGGGTGGTAGCGCGAGTGGTGACAGGGGCAGGCTACGTGACTACTGGCTCGACCACGAGATGGGCATCATCTACTTCAACAACTCATACCCATTCTTCGAGTGGAACGCCGTGAAGGTGGCGTACATCTACGGTGAGAGGTACTTGGAGAAGGCCATCGAGGACATCTGCACCAAGATGGTGGCCATCGAGTTGCTGCTCAGCGACGACAGGAGCGTCCTCATACCAGAGGGCTCCCAGAACGTGGACCTAGCATCCAAGATCCAACTCTACCGTCAGGACATCGATAGGACACTACCACGGTACATCGAGGTGGTCGCCTTTGAGTAGACCGTCGTTCGAGACGAAACTGCTGCTCAAGCAAGTCACTGAACACTTCAAGGCCAACGACGAACTGCAGAAGGAACTACGTGGGGCATTCTCACAGACGCCCCAGCCCCAGAGGGAGAGGATAGAGCAGGAGGAGAGGGAACTGTCCGCCATACCGGACGGGGAGCCAATGGACGAGGGTACGCTCTCTAGGGTGGAGTCACGAATGGTCACGGAGAACCCACTCTACTACGACTATGACCTCGACCTCAAGGGAGGGGCGATAGTGCCCGACACCCAGTCGTACCTAAGAAAGGTGGAGGACAACAGCGCCATACGCGCATTCGAGAGAACGGTGGTGAGGACCCGTGGTCGCAACATACAGTGAGGGCATCAACCTCGTCCTCGACACGCTCAACGAGAACTGGAACAGGGGCAACACCGACGGCTTCAAGCCGGTCATCATCGACGTGGCCGACGTCAGCCCCGAGACCGGCAAGCGACTGGACATGAGGAACAGGGACTATGTCATCGTGTTCGAGACGGCACACAACGAGGAGACACCGGAACTGCTCTACGACTTCGTCACCACTAGGATAAACATCACACTCGATGCGAGGACCATGAGGAGCCGTCGACACCAGCAGTTGATGGAGAACGAGATTCGCAGGATCATCCACACCAAGAGGAAGGGGGACGGCACCAACATGGACAGGCTCGTCTACAAGACCCGCACGGATCTCTCCGATAGGACCAAATTACTCTTCAGAACCACGTTCCAAGTCGAAGTTGTTATCTTCGCAGAACTCATCCCATAGGTGTAGGCATGCCATCGACAGTGTACAAGGGAGACTTGACCGAAGTCACATTCGGTCACGAGACGGGTGTGGTCCTTCCACATGGGTACGCTGGCTCGTTCAAGTTCATCGCCAAGGCAGCGAGCCGCGATCTCGTCAAGGACACTAGCGTCGTCACCTTCAGTGGTGGGGACTCCTCCACCCCCGTCAACAGTGGCCTACTCGCGTTCCCAGTCGGCATGCTCGTCGGCTCCAAGGTCGTGTTCAAGATCAAGAGCACCAGCCCCAACTTCAGCACGGATGACGACTACTCCGTCTCTGGTCGCACCTACACCATCATCAAGCATGCTGTCGCGACTGGTGTGACGGAACTGACCATCACACCTGCCTTGAGGACGGACCACTCCACCGCGAAGGAGTCGAAGACGAATGACGTCATGGAGATCCTACCCTTCTCAACACCATCGATGGACGTGTCGATGACCTACGACGCGACCGCTTCCAGCAGTGCAGAGCGAGTCCTGACGGACCAGTTCGTAGGCCTCGTCAACACGATATCACTACCAGAGACGAGGGTCGACCTCAAGAGGTACCACGTCGTTGGGCTAGGTCGTGACGTCGCCGTTCAGGTTCCGGGCAGGTTCCTCAACACGGGTGGTAGTTTCGAGTCCAACATGCACAACGCTAGATGGATGTACTACTGCCTCGGGCATGAGGCCACATACGCCACAGGAGACACTCTCAACACAGGTGGTGCCACATTCCTGACCAATGGTGTCATATCACAGGGTGAATCCTCGTTCCTATACGATGGAGGATCAGCCGCCCCTACTATCAACAGCGTCGACATAGGAGTTGGTGACTACGTCATCATCAATGACTCCAACACCACCGACATCAAGACCTACAGGGAGACCGCAAGTGACGGCACGTGGCCCACCAACGGAGCCAACTCGATACTGAGCAAGGCCATCAAGCAAGAGATACGGAGGATCGTAGCCATATCTGACTCCTCTGGCTCAGGTAGGATATGGGTCGATGACCCCCTGAACTTCTCTCACGCCGATGACACCAGCATCAAGTTCGTCAGGTACGAGTCCGACAGCAGCAGGGGCAGCCCCCACATGACCACTACGAACACTGACTACGGACTGATAACGAACCCAGTCGAGCGCATATTGTTCTCACGCACGAACATCCCATCGTTCGCCATGGAGGTCAGCGTGAGGAGGAGGGACACTGACAGCAACGAGGGGACGACCGATGGGTCGAACAGCGACTCCAAGCAACTCACACGCGTCTTCCGTGGGTGCAAGGTGACCAGTTTCAACCTCACAGCGGACACCGATGCGGCACTGAGGCTGACCGTCGACTTCGACTCAGCGCTCGTCTACACCGACACTGGTAGGCTCGAGGGAACCAAGGGCGACAGGTACGACACACACAGGCTCTTCGAGGACACCGCCAACACCGAGGTGAAGAGGAAGGAGTCAGGCATCGCCAAGAGGACCCAGAAGCCGTTCATGTTCTACAACGGAACTATTACAGTGGCAGGAGTACAGGTTGGTCAAGTCGTCAGTTTCAACCTCAATGGTAGCACTGGCGTCCAGCAGTACTACACCGTCAATGGTGCGAACGTCGCTGACTCCGAGACGGACCAAGTCCCCTTCGCTGGCACACGCAACCCATCCCTCGCAGTCGAGGGGAAGACGGAGTACGACTTGGAGATGGAGATCATCGTCGACGACCCGGTCTTCTACCACAAGATGAGGAGGGCAGTGGACCACTACGACGATGACACCAGCGACGCCGTGGACAACGACATGATACGCCTCTCGTTCACCAAGCAGGGGGCAGGTGCCACGAGGGAGTCAATCGACATCGTGATGGATGACTACTTCATCGTAGAGGCACCGTTGCCCATACCAGAGGACAAGGGGCCCCTACGGTCCACCCTGAAGATACTTCCAAAGACGGTACACGTCATAGCAAAGGACACGCTGATGCACAGTTGAGGGACGAGGATGTGGCCGACAGACATAGAGAGGGTTCGATACTTCAACAGGAACGGACATGCTGCGTACCTCGAGTGGCTCTGTGAGAAGACAGGCATGCCGTTCAAGGCCGAGATGATGAGGGTGAGGACGAGACCTGAGATCGACGACCTCTTCAAGCCGGGTTGGGTCAACGTCGCAGAGGAGGTGCTCTCCACCCACATTGACTTCGCTGACTCCGCACACCCACCGTACACCAACGAGGACCCGGTGGACCTCGAGCCAGAGCCGTACGTCGACCCACGATGGGACGCGCTGATCGAGAAGATGGCACCAGAGCCAGAGCCAGAGCCAGAGCCAGAGCCAGAGCCAGAGCCAGAGCCAGAGCCAGAGATCACACCACCAGTGGAGGAGCCGACCATGG